CTTGGTCACGACCAACAGTCTGGTCTTTCATTGCCAAATGAAACCAAGCACTAGCACCACTGGTTAGCATACCATGTAAAGAAGCGGATAACAGATCAACAGCTTGCAGAGCTGTGCCATCAAAGATCTGCTCCATACGCTTTTCGCCTCTTGTACGCTTACGCACAATGTCAGCTTTCCGTGGGAGCATATAATCAGCAAGTTCTTGGAAATGATTTTGCCAGTTGTCTCGCTGACCTTCTAAGGCTTCAAACCTTTTAATGATGGCTTTAATGTCATCCATTGGTTTATCCTAACAATGTTGGCTTTGCCGTTGTAGCTTGCGTAGCTGTAAGTCCAGCAACCTGTGTAGACCCTGCACCCTTGCGCCTTCTACGCTCACCAGCCACAGCTTCTTCCGCTAATGCAGTAGCCTTTGCCATATCTGGCTCTGGCGGTGGTGGGGGAGGTGGTGGAGGTGTAATTACTTTTGGTTTTAAAAATCCCATCTTAATCTCCTATCTTTGCGTATTTCTAACAAGTATGCCTTCACCAAAATCGCCAGCTTGACCAGAACGCTTAGCCCTTGTCCGCCTAGTCTTTTTGGTAAGCACTGTCGCGGCTGTACCAACATCATCATCTACAATTTCTGGTGATTTTTCGCTTGTATTCACTGGGGTTTGATCTTTTGAAACAGGTTGCTCTTTAGCCATATCCCTAGCTTCCCTGCCCTCAAAACCAGCACGAATATTTTCTCTGGCTTGTTGACCAGCCGTACTTACAACAACAGTTCCAGAAGATGACCTTACGAAATTGCCGCTTGATGACCTTGCAAAGAAACCACTGTCACGAGCAGCTACGTCTCTCTGATTTTGACGAGCCTGTTCATTGCTTTCATCAATCTGTGTAGCACTTGCCTTTTCATAATCATCTTCAGATTCGGCTAGTCTCATCATAGCTTCTTCTTGCTTACGTTGCTTTTCTTTAGCACGTTTTCTTCTCTGTTTTTCTTGGTACTGCATAGGTGCTGCATCGTAACCGCCACTATCAGAACCGCCACCGCCACCGCCCATGACTTACTCCTTTACGTTATGATAACCAAGTTTTTGTTTTTCTGTACGCAACCAAAAGCATTGCTTATATCCCATAGACAATATCAGATTTTTTAAACAACGGAAAGATACTGTTATATCACGCATACCGCCCAAGCAAATAAAGTCTATAATCCATATATCTTGCCCCTGTGCGCAGTACCCTTCTTCTGGAAAATTATTAGTCATTAGATACTCTTGCACATGGCTTTCTTCTGGAAACGCAAAGGTAGCAAAGAAAAACAAACTCTCATCATCATCTATACCAGTTACAAACTGACCTAAAGCAATCGGTGTATCTATATGTTCATTAACGTCTTTAACAGTCCAATCCCTGTGATACGGGCTTTCAGCAACAAGGGATATAATCTTTTCATAAGTTTCATCTGTCATATCGTAAACGGGTTATAGTCATTCATTGCCATCGCTTGAGGAGGCTTGACCATAGTTTGTTTATTTTCCAGCCCAATAGCCAAATACCTAAACGCATCCGCAGCATGGCTTGTGAAATCATGGCGTGGATGATCTCTAAATACTTTTCTTTTTTCATCAAACTCTTGGCGATATTGACGCAACATCTCAACGCCTTCATGTGTTTTCTCCCTGTCAAAGTAACACTTAGGCAACATCATACGCGCTGCACTAATCCCATCTATAATCTTCATCTTAGGTATAACCCTAAAGCGAATACCTAAACTAAACGCAGTCTCTAGCCTAGACTTGCCACTGCCAAGCTCCCGCACTTCTATATCATGTGGCGCAAGATGATCGCCCCAATGGTAATCCTTCTGGCGCAATATCTCAGCATAGTGGTGTAGCCCCACCCCACTGTTTTCATAATAATCTATAACGTGGACTGCAACGCCCCTAAATATCTGGGCAAACCATATAGCCGTACTATCGTTTATACCCAAATCCCATGCTGTATGCACAGGATAAGCAGGGTCATACGGCACTCTAGTAATTCTATTACCGTCATCTGCGTCAGCCAGCAATCTACCATAGTACGCTCCTATAATAGCGGCAGTAAAGGAACACTCATATTCCTGTTCATACTGCTCTGGTGTCATCATAGAACGAGCAGCATCCAGTTCTGTTTCTGGCACTAACTCACTCTCAGAAGCCTTAACTATCTTCCAATACCACTGGTCACTTTCATTAGCTGTCTCTTTTTTGGCTTGCTCCAGTAAATCAAAAAAGTGATTATGCCCTGCTGGTGTACCTAAAAAAACAGCACCACCCTGTCTATCGGATAGTGCTGGTCTAACAACCTCTCCCCATACTCTAGGGTTCTGCATACCAAATTCATCAAACACACACAGGTCTAAGTAAATACCACGAAGGCTGTCAGGGTTTTCAGCAGACAACAGCATCAACCGCCCACCATTAGGAAAGTCTACTCTCAACTCAGTCTCATTAAAGGTAACGCCAGGTATTACACCAGCATAATACTTTACATAATCCCAAGCTATCCGCTTCGCCTGTGTAAAGGTAGGAGCAACAAAGGCCACTCTAGGTCTAGGTAACTCACAAGTCAGGCAATGTTTTATTAAATGATTAACAGCCCAAACAGTCTTGCCAAAGCGTCTGTGCATCACAAGAACATTCCAACGCTTTACACTCTGGTGCATCTCAGCCTGTAAGTCTCTAGGCTTATAAGGGATTTTAACTTGCATCAGTTTCCCAAACTATCTTAACAGTGCCGTCACCTATCTCAACACCAGCCCTGTTCTTCTGATCACCAAATCTATCAGGCATCAGCTTGCCAACCTTCCAACGCACATGAGTAGCATAGTCTCTCAACACATTAGGGTCATAATCCTTCTCGCCCCTTAACCTCTGCTGATATAACTCATCTAACTCCTCTACAGCCTTCTCAGCACTCTGCTGCTGGGCAACCCGTATCTGCCTCTCTAAGTCAGCATCCTCTGCCATACGGCTATAAATATTAGCGCGACTTATCTTTAACTCAGTACAAGCCCTAGCAAGACTATGACCATCCATAATCTTTGCAGTCAGTGCATCAATTCTCTGCGTAGTTAGCTTTGCCATGTAATCCTCTGCTATAGCATAGTAAGTTAGGCTGTGTGTGTAAATGTAGTATTTAACATATAGAAAGCTAGCACCGCGTGCTTGGGGGTACAGGCCAGCCAGCAAGCCCCCGTATAGCAAGCAAACCAGCAAGCAAACTGCCTAGCATTGCCACGCTAAACAATGTCTGTTTGTATGTGCATAAAAATACAAAACACACCACACAAACCAAACAATACAAGCAAGCATACCAAGCCAAGCCATGCATCTACACTATATAATGTTTAGGAAAGCATTGCTGGCAGTGTTTGCTCAAGCAATGTTTGCATTTCTTAAATATCATATATTTTATCTGTTGACAATGTGAACACTGTGCATTATGTATAGGTTAAGACTAGCTAATAACATAAGGATCAACGCTATGAATTTATCACCTGAAACATACAATGCTTTAATGCACATATCTTTTGACGAAATGTCAGAGCCAGAATTTCACGTTATCTTTGATATTTATTTTGCGCTTACAAATAAAGACATGTCACCAAAGAATCCAGCCCATGAAAAGCTGGTTCAACACTTAGCGTCTGAATTACAAATATAACAAACAAGGCAAGGCTGAATCATCTGGCCTTGCCATTAACACTAGCAAACAAGGATCAAACCAATGAATAGAACTAAACTCACATACACACCAACCAAGCGCAAATCAGTTACAGTGGTAGATACTATCTGCTTTATGGCTTTAGGCGTTGCGTTCATGCTAACTTCATTATTCGATATTGTACTGGCAAGCCCTAACCAAACACCATGGCTTACAATATTGGTAGGCTTTACGGGGCTGGTATGTTTCTGGCTACCTATCATCATTTCATCATTAGAAGATTAATCACTAGCAAAGAGGACCAAGACTATGACACTATCACAAATTCAATACACATTAAAAATAGGCCGCAAAGTATTCTGGAAAAATGACAACTACAAAGTGATCAAGGATAGCGTAGGCCAGTACTTCATTTTATCGCGCTGCAATGGTGATTGCGTAGGATTAACAAACAAACAAGGCCAGTTAATCGAAAGGCCAGAATCATTTTACTACGATTAAATAAACAAGGCTTGGCTGGCCTTGCCAGCCTTGCCTAGTAATGATCGGGCAATGTTCGGTTATTACTTGGCAATAATGCCAGCATAGCAAGCAATGAAAGGATCAAGCTATGGATTATCCAACAATCAAAACACAATATGGCGATCTGCAATACTTTACAGATTATCATCCAGAATATTTACGCGAACAAGATTTCGGCTATGACTACGCTATAAGAAAGTTCAGAGACGCAATAAAGCAAATCAAAGACTGTAAAAACAAAATGCGGTTTAGGTTTTTATCCGATATCACGATCAATGGCGTTGAATATGAATATGTTGAGGCAACTTGCGAATTAATGGTGGTAGATGGTGAAAAGAAAAACTGGATCAACATATTCGGCAAAAGAAAAGTATCTTTATCAGATCCAAACTTTAGGCAAAAATTCGGGCAATCATTAACAGAATCAGCCAGAAAACAGCTTCATAAAGATTTAGATAATTTGCTGCTATCCATCACAAAAGAGAGGATGGAACAGGCCAGAAAGGATCGGATCGCTATGTTTGTTAAGAATACAGATGAAAAGATAAACAGCTTGCGAAAAAATATAGAACCAGTGGCAGACGATTTATATTTTATTGAGCAAACAGAACTGTAAGAAAGGATCAACCAATGACTAGCAAGATCATTACCATG